CAATTTGAGGCTAGATTTAAGGAGGCAGTTGGCAGAATGAAAACTCTATCAGAAGGTCGTGGCACACGAGATGAATATAGATATGATCAGTTACGCACTGGCATATCTTAGTGCAACCCATTGAATCATTAGAAGGTAAGAGAGTTGCCTTAGTTGGACTTGGTATATCGCAAGTAGACTTTGCTGTAGGTTTAGAAAATGGCAAAACTTGGGATGAAGTTTGGACAATAAACTCAGCTGCTGCTGTTTATCAAACAGACAGAATGTTTATGTTAGACCCAGCAAGTCGATTTTTTGACAGTAATGACGCTGGTAAACAAACTAGTGCTCTGACTAGAATACTACCAAAAGCAGATTATCCTATATATACCTGTGAACTAGATGAAAGAGTGCCTAGTGCTGTGGTTTATCCTATAGAAGCTGTTTGTAACGCTACTCGTTGTGCTTACTTAAACAATACAGTCGCTTATGCTATTGCTTTTGCTCTATTTAACAAGGTGGGTGCTATTGATTTATATGGCATAGATTTTTCTTACAAAGAAAACATGCACTTTGCAGAAGCTGGCAGAGCTTGTGTAGAATTTTGGATATGTAAGTGTATGGAAGCAGATATAATAGTAGGAATAAGCTCACGATCTACAATCTTAGATTCTAATGTAGTAGCAACAGACAGACTATATGGTTTCCATAGATTAGATAAACCATTAGTAGCAGTTCCACATGAGGGCAAATGGATAATAGAACCATTTGAAGATATTGATAAAAAATTAGCAGAACATGGATTGGTTTTACATAAAGATGAAGAGCCACCAGAACCATATAAAGGATGACAGATAGTTTTATACAATTAGGACAAGTTGATGTTCATACCACACAGAACAAAGGTCACGACCCTGAGTTTTGGGCAGAACAGGCTACTAAGAAAATATGTGAGATTTCTATGGATGCACCAGAGCATGTAAAACAACAGGCTATGGCTTTTCAAAATCAAGTTTATACTGTAATCTTACATAGTATTAAGAACGCAATAAATTCTAAAAACGTGACATATGTGAATTTATTAAGGCAACAAGGTCATGAAGACATGGCTAGGATAATAAAGGAGCTTTAAGAAATGGCTATTACATCAGCAATATGCACAAGTTTTAAACAAGAAATTCTTGTTGAAGGACACAATCTCACTAACGGAGCTGACTCTATTAAGTTAGCTTTATACACATCTTCAGCAACGATGGGAGCTGGCACAACAGCCTACGCAACCACCAATGAAGTAACTGGTACAAATTACACAGCAGCTGGAGCAGCGTTNACTAACGTGACACCNGCAATATCTGGTACTACAGCTATTGTAGATTTTGCTGACCTGACATTNGGTACAGCTACAGTGACTGCTAGAGGTTGTCTAATTTACAACTCAACAAACTCAAACAAAGCTTTGGCTACTATTGATTTTGGAGGAGACAAGACAAGCACAGCTGGAGACTTTACAGTCGTTTTTCCAGCAGCTAGTGCGACTGCTGCCATCATAAGAATAGCTTAAATTTATTTTAGTAATGGTAGAGTCAAGAGATGCCACTCACAAAATTTAATTTTAAGCCGGGAATCAACAAAGAAGAAACTAACTATTCTAATGAAAATGGTTGGGTCGATGGTAATTTAGTACGTTTCAGAAAAGGCGGTGTAGAAAAAATTGGCGGTTGGGCTAAGAAAAGTTCCAACGTATTTTTTGACACAGCCAGAGCACTACACAGTTGGATTTCACTCGGTGGTTCACGCTATCTTGGTTTTGGTACTACATCTAAATACTACATAGATAATGGTGGTAGTTACAACGATATAACTCCTATAAGAGCTACAACCACTAATGGCATAACTTTCGCTGCTACTGATGGTTCATCTCTAATTACAGCTACTGATTCAAGTCATGGAGCAGTAGTGGGTGACTTTGTAACTATAGCTGGTTCTGTTTCACTAGGTGGTCTAATAACAGCTGCTGTTTTAAACCAAGAATATCAAATTACAGGTGTGGCTAATGCCAACACTTTTACTTTTACAGCCAAAGACACTAGCGGTGACACAGTAACAGCGAATAGTAGTGACAGTGGTAATGGTGGTTCTGGAGTTGATGGTGTCTACCAAATTAACTCAGGCTTAGATGTTTATGTACAAGCTGCTGGTTGGGGTTCTGGAACATGGTCTGCTAGTACATTTGGCTCTACAAATGCGTTGTCTGATACTGGGCAATTAAGATTGTGGACACATGATAACTTTGGTGAAGATTTAATCATCAATCCTAGAGGTGGCAGTATTTACAGATGGGTAGAGAATAATGGATTGTCTACAAGAGCTGTTAGCCTGTCAGGTACATCTGGTGCTAACCTAGTACCCACTGTAGGTTTACAGGTTATTACTTCAGAAACAGATCGTCATTTAATAGTATTAGGAGCTGACCCAATAAGTGGTAGTGCTAGAACTGGTGCTGTAGACCCTATGCTTATAGCCTTTAGTGACTCTGAAAATGCTTTAGAGTTTGAGCCATTGAGCACAAACAGTGCTGGTGATGTTAGATTGTCTAGTGGTTCTCTTATAGTTGGCGGTCTTAAATCAAGACAAGAAGTGTTGGTGTGGACAGATACTAGTTTGTATAGCATGACCTTTATAGGACCACCTCTTGTATTTTCAGTCAATTTAATTAACGAAGGTGCTGGTTTAATAGGACCTAAAGCATTTGGTAACTCACCTACAGGTGTATTCTTTATGTCTAAAAATGCTTTCTATTTTTACAATGGTTCTGTACAAAAATTACCTTGTTCAGTGCAAGACTATGTATTCTCTGATTTAGATGTATCTCAAGCTTACAAATGTCATGTAGCTACCAATACTGAATTCTCAGAAGTGTGGTTTTTCTATCCATCCTTAGAAGATGGAACTGATGAAATTTCACGTTATGTTATTTACAACTACGAAGAAAATTCTTGGAGCATAGGTTCTTTAGTTAGATATGCTTGGCTAGATGCTGGTATTGAAAACAAACCAATAGCATCAGGTACAAGTTCTTCTACAAGTTGTTTGTTCTTACATGAAACAGGATTTAATGATGATAACAATGCCATGGATGGTGTCTTTATAGAATCAGCAGACATAGACATAGCTGATGGCGAGAACTTTGCTTTTGTTAAAAAGCTTATACCTGATATCAAGTTTGATACACAAACAGGTACAGTGCCATCACCAGCCATGAATATAGTGGTTAAAAGCAGAAACTTTAATGGTGACAGCTTAACGACAGACTCCACTAATCAAATAACAACTACATCTACTTTCTCTAGTTTGCGAACCAGAAGTAGGCAGTTGGTACTTAGATTTGAGTCAGATGATGACAATACTGCTAGTCGTAAAGACTACAGGTGGAGGCTTGGTGCTACACGTTTAGACGTACAAAGTTCAGGTCGTAGATAGTGGGCAAGCTACTAGAAACCAGACTGCCTATAGCACAAGGCGAAATGGTATCTATAGATACATTTAATCGCTTGGTTCGTATCATGGAGTTGAATCTAGGTCGTTTTGACACTACTGCTACTCCTCAATATACAGACGTTGAACGTAACTCTAGTTCTTTTACTGCTGGTGACGTTATATGGAATACCACAACAGAAGAGTTGCAAGTATATGATGGTGACGAGTGGGTAAATCTAACAATAGGTCCACAATTTGGTTTAGAAGCGAAAGCTTCTGTAGGAGCTGTAACAGTAACCTTAGATGGCAATGTTACAGTAAACATAACAGGTCCTGTCTATGGATGGGATTTGGAACAATGGTACACATGACATTAGTAAAGTTGGTGCTACAATAAGCTAGTGATAGTATAGGTAACAATAGGTTAAGAATATGGCTATAAGCGAAGAACTACAAAGAAGAATAAGCAGTCTGACAGGTGAAACAGAAACACCTATGCGTCAAGGGATGATGATGAGGGCGGATGGTCAAAAACCACCTTATGCAGACATATCTTTACCTGAAAGTTTATCAAACAGACAAACTGATTTAGGGTTCTATCAGAATATGGATATCAAAGAAATGTTATCTGACTATGCTTCACAGTTGTCTGCTGGTAATGATGTAGAAGGGTTCATGCCAGCTTTAGAAGAAATGACTGGCATACGAAGAAACGACCCACAATTTGTTAGTATGTTAAGAGGTGTTAGTGGTGGTGGTCGTATGTCAGACCAAGACATGAACATGATGATAGCTAACCAAGGTGCAAGAAGAGGTGTTAGTCCTGTAGAGCAACGAGCTGTAGCTTTAGATTCTTATTTAAAAACAACAGGCAGAACC